TACTATTGATCCAGCTATGTTAGCACGTTTTGAATGGAAAAAATCCGCAATGCATAATTGGTATGAAGGATTTAAAGAATTACATGACATATTTTATAAAACTAATTTAGATACAATGGTAAAGGATACAAGATTAACAGTTGATAAAGACGGTAACAAAATATCATATTGGATATCAGATGAGGATGTAGCAGAACTAGAATTAGCAGCAGGAGAAGACACAAGCGCCGACGTATTTGTAAGTGCTCCTATAGATAATATTAATCAAGATATAGTTATATGGTTTAAGCGATTAGAAAGACATGAATTTATAAAAAATCCACAAAACTTTTTATTTGATTTAAATACTATTAAAAATAATTTTTTCTCTAGCATATTAGGATTAATTTGGTATAATCATAGAAATCCACAACCACATATTGGTCAATCTAACAATTTTGCAATAGACCTAGTATCTCAAGGTAGATATAGATTTGTGCGAAAAGATATACCATCATCACAAGGATATGAATATATACAAGAACAGGAATAATTAGTGAAAACACAATTACTATGCACATTTGCACATCGAAATAATCTAGATATCGTAATAGAATATATCAAACAAAACTTTACTATACCAGAAACCCGTATATTTGTATTTGAAAATGCAAATAAACAACATGAATTATATTGCACATATAATGCAGACGATACTGGATTTCGTGGTAAAAATACAATATCAATACATAGAAAAAAAGAAACAAATACTTTATATACTGTTAATGCTCTCAACGAAATAATTGTAGAACAAAATAATGGTGTTTTAGATAAAACTTTCAAATTGGATTGGCCTAGATATGAAAATTCTTTTATATTAACTACAAATCCAGGATATAAAGTTGTTGAATTAAAATTCTTTACTAGAATATCATTTTAAACAATATTTATATAAAAAAAAAATTAAACAATTAACTTTGAATTAACCATTTAAATACCTATATTATAATTAATAACTAAATAAATAAACAATTAAAGGAATAAACTATGAGTTTAGATTTAACTGCCATAAAGGCAAAACTTAGCCAATTAAACAAAACCGACGAAAAGAGAAACAATCTCTGGAAGCCTGAGCCAGGCAAACAACGAATTCGAATTGTACCTTATCAACATCGCAAAGAAAACCCATTTATAGAAATGTATTTCCATTATGATATAGCAAAGCGTAGTATGCTTTCGCCTATCACATTTGGTAATTCAGATCCAGTAGTAGAGTTTGCAGAAAAACTTAAGAAAACTGGAGATAAAGATGAGTGGTTGATGGGAAGAAAGATTGAACCAAAGATGAGAACATATGTGCCGGTTATTGTTAGAGGTAAAGAATCAGAAGGACCAAAATTTTGGGGGTTTGGTAAAACCATTTATGCAGAATTATTGTCTATTATTTCTGATCCAGATTATGGCGATATCACAGACTTAATGAACGGCCGTGATATAGATGTAGAATTTACACCAGCAGAAGGCGGAGGATATCCTAAAACTTCTATTCGTGTTAAACCAAATACATCTGCAGCAACTGAAGATAAAGACGTTGCCAAGAAGATAATGAATCAGCCTAAAATAACTGATATATTTCCAGAACCAACTTATGAAGAACTTGAAAATGCTCTTAAAGAATGGATGCAACCAGACGGTGCTGACTCTGATGTAACCACTACAGAATCAAAATCTGCAACTACAACCGAATCTAAAGCAGATGTCGGAACAGAAAAGAAAGCAGACGTATCAGCTGCATTTGACGATTTATTTAATTCATAAGGAATATTATGGCGAAAGCTAAAAGTAAACAAGAGATCGAGGACGGACTGGCTGCGGTGTTAGCAGAAAGTATCAATAAACAATTTAAAGGACAAGCTCTTAAGACAGCTTATTTTTTAGATGGAGATTTAGATGCTCCTACAAATGTTCATGAATGGATATCATCTGGATGTTCGATGTTAGATCTCGCAATTTCAAATAGACCAAACGGAGGATTTCCAGTAGGTCGAATCACAGAAATAACAGGACTTGAAGCTTCGGGTAAATCTTTATTAGCTGCACATACATTAGCAGAAACTCAAAAGAAAGGTGGATTAGCTGTTTATATAGACACCGAGTCCGCAACTAGTTCCGAGTTTTTAACTGCTATTGGTGTAGATCTTAAAAGTATGTTATATGTTCCATTGGAAACGGTAGAAGAAATATTTGAAACTATTGAAACTATTGTAGAAGGTGTTAGAAAATCTGATAAAGACAGATTAGTAACAATAGTAGTTGATTCTATTATGGGGGCATCTACAAAAATTGAGATGTCAATGGAATATGATAAAGATGGATATGCAACTTCTAAATCTATTATTCTTTCTAAAGCAATGCGTAAAGTTACCAATTGGATTGCAAGAGAACGAATTTGTCTTATATTCACAAATCAACTTCGTACTAAAATGGGAGTATCATTTGGTGATCCGTGGACGACTGCAGGTGGTAAAGCTATACCATTTCATGCTTCGGTTAGACTTCGTTTAAAGAATCTTGGACAAATAAAAGCCAAGGTAAATGCAGTAGAACAAATAGTTGGTAGTAAAACAAGTGTACAAGTAGTCAAGAATCGTATGGGTCCGCCGCATAGAAAAATAAATTATGAAATTTATTATGATAGTGGTATTGACAATTATGGAGGTTGGTTATCTGTTATGAAATCATTTAGCTTAGTAAAACAATCTGGGGCTTGGTATACATTAGATGATGTTGATCCAGAAACTGGAGAAGTATTTACAGAAATTAAATTTCAATCTAAAGACTTTTTAGAAAAGGTAATTAATTTTCCAGAAATAAAAAAACGATTATATCAACGTATATGTGATGCTTATATTTTTAAATATCAAGCTGGTATAGATGGTGGTATTGATGATGTAGTAATCGATGAAAATGTTATAAATGAAGAATAGATTCCAAAAACTATTCAACGAGTTACAAAAAGAAAAGAGTTTAGGCCCGTCTAATGTAGATGATCATATAATTATCTTCGATGGGCTTAACACTTTTATTCGTAGCTTTGGTGCAACACCGGCATATAATGAAGATGGCGATCATATAGGTGGTATAACTGGATTTTTATATTCTATAGGAAAAACAGTTAGAGACTTTAAACCATCTAGATGTGTTATAGCATTTGACGGACAACGAGGTTCTGCTCGAAGAAAAACAATCTATAAAGATTATAAAGCAAACCGGGCTAATAAAACAAAATTGCGAAGGCATGATCATCATTTTACTACAATAGAAGATGAACAAGTAGCAATGCGATTTCAGTTTAGCAGATTAGTTTCTTATCTAGATTGTTTACCAGTTACATTTTTAGCTATGGATGGCATTGAAGCCGATGATACTATTGCATATATTACAGATCAATATCATGATACTAGTAAAAAAATTACCATAGTATCAACCGATCGAGATTTTTATCAATTAATTGATGACAAAGTTCAAGTTTGGTCTCCTATTAAAAAGAAAATGTATGATACCCAGGCAATATTAGACGAATTTAATATACATCCTAATAATATGGTAATGTATAGATCATTTACAGGTGATAAGTCTGACAATATTCCGGGTATATCTGGCATTGGTCCAAAAACAATACAAAAATTTTTACCTGAACTTGGTGCAGATAAGTGTTATACATTAGAAGACTTGCAGGTAAAAAGTAAATCTAGTTTAAATGAATCTAAAACATATCAAAAAATACTAGATAATATTGATATTATAGAACAAAATTATCGATTAATGAATATAAAGCTATTAAATATTCCTGCAGCAACAAGTTCTAAAATTAGAGGGATAATGGCACAGCCAGTGCCGATGCTTGATAGAAAAGAATTTCAAAGATTATTCTATGAAGATAAAATGTGGAGTGTAATGAAAAATTTACCAGATTGGCTAACTAATACATGGCTTTCATTGAGTGCATTTGCAAAACAAACACATTGATTTTGATTTACAATATATTTTTAATATAATTTTTACATGACGGATAAGTTAAGTGAGTACGGATGGGGTTTCCAAGTTAAAGTTATATCAGCACTATTTACGGATAGATTATTTCTGCAACAAATAGCAGATATTATACAACCAGAATATTTTGAATCTGATGCTAATAGTTGGCTGTTAGAAACATCTCTAGCACATTTTCGAGAATATAAAACTCCGCCTACAAAAGATGTTCTAAAAGTAAAAATAACAGAAATTGATAATGATGTATTTAAAACTGCCATATTAGAACAACTTAAAGAAGTATTTCGATACATGGAATCAGATGATTTATCTTTTGTAAAAGCCGAAATACTTAACTTTTGTAAAAATCAAGAAATTAAAAGAGCAATAATGGATTCAGTTGCTTTATTAAAAATGGGTAATTATGATGAAATTAAATCTAATATAGATTCGGCTATGAAAGCTGGAGTTGATACTGATGTTGGTTTAGAATATAAAGATCAGGTAGGTATTCGATATAATGAAGCTGCACGCCATACCATAACAACCGGTTGGGATGTAATTGATGATCTAATGGATGGTGGATTAGCTCCTGGAGAATTGGGAGTAGTTATGGCACCTGCTGGAATAGGTAAATCATGGTTACTTATTAATATAGCAGCAAATGCAGTAAAAGCCGGCAAAACTGTAATTCATTACACATTAGAACTTAATCAAAATTATGTAGGACAACGATATGACTCAGTATTAACAGGTATTCCTGCCCAAAATTTAAAGAATTATCAAGAAGATATTGAAGAAAAAATGAAAACTATTGCCGGAGAATTAATAATAAAATATTATCCAACTAAATCTACTGGTGTAATGGGAATAAAAGCACATATTGAAAAAAGTGCAATGTTAGGAAAACCTCCAGATCTAGTTATTGTGGATTATGCAGATTTATTAAAAGTAAATAATAAAAAAGATAAACATGAAGCATTAGAGGAGTTATATGAAGATCTTAGGGGAATGGCCGGCGAATATGAAATACCAGTTTGGACTGCATCTCAAGCAGGTAGAGCTAGTTTAGAAGATGACATTATTGAAGCAGATAAAATTGCAGCATCGTACGGAAAGGTGATGGTTTCTGACTTTTTAATGTCACTTTCAAGAAAAGTTGAAGATAAGCTCTCTGGCACTGGTAGAGGTCATGTAATAAAAAATAGATTCGGCCCCGATGGTATTACATTGCCTAGTAAAATTAACACAAACAATGGACAATTTGATTTCTATGAGCCGCAAACAACCCAAGGCAAACAAACTACTCAAATTATGAAAACCGGAGAGTCTATGATTAAAAAAAGTTTAGCACAAAAATTTAAAGATTTAGGTTAAAGTTTAAATCAAGTAATATATTTATAATTGAAAGGCCTGCGAATTACACCAGGCCATTTTTTATCTAAAAACATTAAAGGAGTCATAAATGAATATTTCAAATAAAATTTTATCAGACATAACAGTATATATGAAATACGCAAAGTATATACCAGAATTAAACAGGAGGGAAACATGGGATGAACTAGTAACAAGAAACAAAAAAATGCATCTCAAAACTTATCCTAAATTGAAAGATGAAATTAATGAAGTATATAATTTTGTTTATGACAAAAAAGTTTTACCATCAATGAGAAGTTTACAATTTGGTGGTAAGCCAATTGAAATATCTCCTAATCGAGTATATAATTGTGCATATCTTCCAATTGATCATATAGACTCATTTTCAGAAACAATGTTTTTATTATTAGGTGGAACTGGTGTTGGATATTCAGTGCAAAAACATCATGTTGCAAAATTACCAGCTATAAGAAAACCATATCCAAAAAGAAAAAAACGATTTTTAGTTGGAGATTCAATTGAAGGTTGGGCAGATTCAATTAAAGTGTTAATGAAATCATATATGAATGGCGGCGGCAGTCGAATAGACTTTGATTTTTCTGATATTCGTTCAAAAGGAGCACAATTAGTAACATCAGGAGGAAAAGCACCAGGCCCACAACCACTAAAAGAATGTATTCTTAAAATTACAGGAATATTAGAAGAAAAACAAGACGGAGAATGTTTGACTACATTGGAAACCCATGATATTGTTTGTCATATAGCAGACGCAGTATTAGCTGGAGGAATTAGAAGAGCAGCTTTAAT